CTGACAAGGGGCAATCTGGACCGGCCACATCTGGCGGAGTCGGAATTCACGACGGGTCGGAATCCGACGGGTCGGAATCCGACCCGATCCTTAAGGAACTTGATCTTAAGATCTTAAGTTCTGAGACCTCGGTTAATAACGGTTCGGGTCGGAAATCCCGACCCCGAATCCGACCGGTCGGAATCGCCGACGTCGTCGTTCCCGACGGGTACTTCCGGTGCGACAAGTGTGGCGGCCTGATAGCGGAAGGGCACCGGGGCACGAGTGTGGCCGATGACTGCCGCGCACACTCGGTGCGGACACCCGCGGGAGGTTCAGGATGAACATCGCCATCATGAAGATCGATCAGCTGTCGCCCAACCCCTACCAGACCCGGGAGCGAGAGGATCCCGACCAGGTCGTGGAAGTGGCCGGCTCGATCCTAAAGGTCGGGTTGCTCCAGGTGCCCGTAGGTCGGCGAGCCGACGGCAAGGGAGTGCAGCTGGCGTTCGGGCACACGAGGCTTGCTGCATATCGCAAGCTCGTCGCGGATGGGCATCGTGAGTTTGAGCAGATGCCCGTCGACGTCCGCGAGCTTTCGGACCAGGAGATGTTCGAGCTAGCCATCCGGGAGAACCTCGAGCGAAAGGAGCTCACGCCGATCGAGGAAGCTCGGGCGATGGCGACCTACCGGGACCAATTTGGGAAGACGTCCGAGGAGATCGGTGAGCTGTTCCATTTGTCGGCTTCGGCCGTGCGTAACAAGGTCCGCCTGCTCGAGCTGCCGGCAGCGGTGCAGGGCCAGGTGGGCGCACAAATCACCGAGGGCACAGCACGTAAGCTCTTGACGCTGCAAAAGCTGGCACCACAACGCGTCGAGGGTATGGCGATCAAGCTCACCGCCGGCGGCTATGAGAGTGCCGAGGAGATCACAGCGTGGATTGGTGATGTCCTCGGAGAAGAATCCTTCCGCATGGTCGCCCGGTGGCAGGCGAGCAAGAGCACTGACGAAGACAGCGACAAGATTCGAGCCGGCGAAGGCCTGTGGCGGCTGGACTGGAAGGCCACGGTGGATCCACCGTCGCCTACAGCTCTGCTCAAGATGCTTCCAGAGCGTCTTGCCATCCGGCTCAAAAAATCGGATCTCAAGAACGCGGGACCGGATCAGGCGCTCTCGGAGATCATCTTCGCTCTGGCCTCCGGTACAGACCCCGTGGGCATCGACACGCTCTGGGGCATTGGTGAAGACACGGCAACGTGGATCCGCCAGCTCGTTGCGCCGCCCCCGTGCAGTGCCTGCGAGTTTCACCAGGTCCTGGATGGTTCGCACTACTGCGGGATCAAGGTCTGCTGGACGCAGAAGCGGCGGGCCTGGATTGCGGCAGAGACGCGGCGGCTAAGCAAGAAGCTCGGGATCCCGATCTACGACCCGGCAGCCGATGGCAAGGCACATATCTCGGCGCCGATCGAATACGTCAACGCTGATGAGCCATACCGCATGGAAGAGAGACTGCACTCGACCTGGCAGAAACTGCTCGACGCCAAGGACGCCAGCCTACGGCTCCGGGGCAAGACGCCGGGCTACCGCAAAGGACCAGGCACAGGCTCGCACGTCGTCGAGCTGATCCGTGTTGGTAAGCCGGCGGAGAAGGCCCTAGCGGCCGACAAGAAAAGGGTAGGCAGCCCTCGATACGACTACGAGGCGCAACGCAAGAAGCAGGACCGGGAATGGGCGCTCCAGCGCGCGGCGCAAAACTTCGTCCGCCAACAGGCGGGCCCGATCCTGGCCGAGGCGCTCGTCAACAGCGAGAGCATCGCCGGCCTTGAAATGATCCATGACGCCCTTCGGGATGACGAGGGACGCTCGAAGGCCGGAGTATCGAAGGATAAGGCCGCCCGCCTGGCCACGCTGCGGGCGCGGATCGCCTCCGCCGTACTGATCAGCGCGCTCGATTTCCGCGATGCCAGGAAGGGCCCCCAGGCGGTAGCTAAGCACCTTGCGGGCGTCGCGAAGACTCTCGGGGCCAGGCTCCCGAAGGATTGGGACGAGATCGCCGCCGGGTACGAGCCCGCTTCCACGGAAACAGAGACCGCGGAGGACGACGAGTGAGCGTCCTCAAGCGCTGCCAGGTCTGCAACGGCCTCGTGATGTTGCGTCCCGCTCTGATCGAGCGCAAGCGCTACTGCTCGAAGGCCTGTGCCCGAAAAGGCTGGAAGGGCCAGCATCGCAGCCGCCAGACCGAATTCAAGCCAGGCAGTCGGCCGCAGAACTGGGTGCCGGTTGGATCCGAGGCCATCAGGAAGGGCAACCTCTGCTGGATCAAGGTCTGTGAGCCCAACGTCTGGAGATCGCGCTCCCATCTTGTTTGGGAGAAGCATCATCGCCGAACCTTACCGGCCGGTTGGATCGTGCGTCATCGGAATGGTGATTCGTTGGATGATCGGGCCGCCAATCTCGAGGCCATGCCGCGCTCGGAAAACCTAGCACGGACGATGGAAGATCCGGAGATACTGGAGCGCAAGAAGAAACACGCCGGCGCAGCCCAACGAGCTCGCTGGCGGACCTATCGGGAGTCGAAGTTCGACGGTTACTACTGGGATGGCAGATGAAGCACTTCGTCGACACCTCGGGCGTGACATGGATGGTGAACGACCTCGCCGGTTATGTGCGCTTTCGCCGGCAGCGTTGGGAACCGGAACGCTTCCGGAGCATCCTGACGGCGCCGGATGGGCTGCGCAGGCGCTTCAGCCGGCGGATCTTTGCCAAGGCGCAGGATGCGATTGTCTACAGGTCCAGGGTGCGCGAGCGACTCGCTCGGATGCAGGCTCAGAAACGATTGGATGTGCAGTAGTGATCAGTCCAGCCAGTCGCTTCCCCGGGGCGGTCTCGGCCGCGATCATGCGGCGTGGCCTCACCTATGTGCGAGCTGGCAGGCTGCTCATTGGCATCAATGACGACAATGATTTGCACCGTATCTATTCGTGGGTCCGCGGCAGGAAGTTTGGCGCATTCGCAGTCCTCCGTGCGATGTGGGGAGGGCCGCTGGAAGGCGCCGATATGGCCCAGGAGATCATCCGGGATTGCTATCCGGACCTCGGAGTGGAAGCGTGACTATCTGCATCTGTGGACACCATCAGCGTTGTCATTTTCAATCCGGCCGCTGTGAGCATCGCACCTGCGCCTGCCTGATCTTCGAAGCAGATCCGAACGCGGAGACGATCGCGCTTGCAACTGAACCGGTTGCCGTGAGCCGGTCCGCTTCGGCCGCGCATGTGATGTCGGGGCCAGACGAGCCGCCGCACCCTGGAGAGCTGGATGATGATCCCCGGGGCGAACGTGATCGCTGGGAACGCCGGCAGGATCTGGAGTAAGGGAGGCCCGATGAGCACGGAGGCGCAAGCGAAACTTGACGCGTTGAAAGCCCTGGACGACGGGGCGCTACTTGAGAGGGCATGGCACGAGCTGAACGCGCTGTGCGGAAACGTCCCCGGCGAGCGGCGTAAGGATTGGATCATGCACATCCCGGTTGACGCCGAGAGGGACAGCGATGTCATTTTCGGTGAGGTTCTCATGCGCTTTGGGAAACTCATCCGCAAGGAGACTAAAGCATGAAACAAATCACGCTAGGCCTGATTGCCTTCTGGATCATCGCCGCCTGCACGATCACTCCAGTCACGCCGACTGTGGTCCCGGAGCCAACCTCGACGGCGCCGCCGACCGCGACGCTGGCGCCGACCGAGACGGCCACGCCAGCTCCTACGGCAACGCCTCTGGCCTATCGCAATCTGACGAGCCAGTTCGCCTGGTTCGTCGAACCAGATCAGCGCGTACCTGCAAGCGGGGGCACATTGCTGGCCAAGGGAACGGTCAACGGCTCGCAGGCTATTGTCACGATCACCGGAGCGGTCCTGAATGCTGTAGACATTGCGGAGGGTGGTTGGTTCTTGATCCCTTCGCCGGCCTTCAGGCCCAAGTTTCCGCAAGCAGTTGAAACCGGCGCGGCGTTGATCGGGAGAGGCTACAGACAAAGGGGTCTGACCGGGGGGATCTGCTATTGGGAGCGCTATCCCCTTGAGGATGGGCCGTTCGTATTCAGGGTCAAATGGACGGACCAGTCTAATCAGAATGGGAGACTGGACAAGAATTTTCCGTTCAACTTCGAGGCCGGCGATTTCTTCAGTTGCACCATCGCTTATGAGGTAGTCGGTCCATGATCGCCATACCGGAACTGAGAGCGCATAGAGTCGCATTCGGCGACAGGAGACTTCAATGGTCAAGCTAGGCGACAAGGCGAAGGACAGCATCAGTGGGTTCAAGGGGATCGTGACCGGCAAGGCGGAATACTTGAATGGCTGTGTCTCCTTCCTGGTCGAAGGGGACGTCGACAAGGACGGGAAGACGGTCAATCACTGGTTCGATGAACAGCGCCTGCATGTTGAGACAGCCGATGCGTTCAAGGCAGAACCCACGGGCGCGACGGCTGGCGGCCCCGTCTATGATGAGGCGCCTTCGCAGCCGGCGACGTGACCGAAACCCGCGCGAAATACCACGCCAGGCCGACCGTCGAGCAAGGAGTGCGCTTCGATAGCGAAGCCGAGGCGCGCCGCTACCGTGAACTGCGGCTGTTGGAGTACGCCGGCGAGATCACGGGGCTTGTCATGCAGCCGCGGTACGAGCTCACCGTGAACCGCGAGAAGGTCGGGGAGTACGTCGCGGATTTCCGGTATACGGAGAAGGACCAGCTCGTCGTCGAAGACGTGAAGGGCATTCGCACGGGCGTTTCCTATCGCCTGTTCAAGCTCAAAGCCAGACTGATGCACGCGCTCTACGGGATCGAAGTGCGGGAGGTGACCGCATGAGAGGCACTTGGTCGATGAGGAACTATCTGCTCAGCCCGCGCAATCTCTTCGGCTGGCAGGACAAAGCAAAGAGACCTCTCACGCTGGCGATCCTTCGCTCTTGGCCCGAGCTGAAGACAAGCCGAGCGGCATCGGCGATCTTTGCGATGAACGGAGGCGCACGTGGTCCTTGGATCCTCGTTAGACGAGATAACGCAACCCGTTCAAGTCCATCCGCCGACGGGAATGGCTGACCACCTTTCGCCTCCCCAGGCAGCGGCGCAGATCCAGAAGTGGCTTGGGGAGGGGGAGAAGCTCACGCCGGCGCAGATCGGGCGGCGGATCGGATGGAATCGGAAGCGGGTCTGGCTTCTGCTCTCGGAGATGAGCAACGTCGTGCCGATCCGGAATCTCGAAGATGGCCGCTGGGAGCTCGTGATGGTGCCTAAGACGGAGTAGGGCGCGGCTAACGGTAGGACTACCTCCATGTGATAAGTTGAGCCCGTGAGCAAAGTCACGGGCTCTTCTCATTCTGGACGCCCACGCAAGGCTGCTCCTCGGCGTGCGAAGCCACCGAAGTCCCCATCGAAGCGAGGCCGCGGACGCCCGCCGAAGCAGATCAACCCCGAGCAGGTCAAGAATCTGGCAGCCATCGGCTGCACCCAGGAGGAGATTTCCCTGGTGATGGGCGTGTCTGTCGATACCCTTACCAGGAATTTTGCGGAGTCTATAAAAAAAGGCGGAGGCGATCTAAGAATGTCCCTTCGCCGCCTTCAGCTTGCGAAGGCGAAGCGCGGCAATGTAGTCATGCTCATTTGGCTCGGGAAGCAATTCCTTGGGCAATCAGACAAGCGCGAAGTCTCGGGCGGGATTGAAGTCCGGGACATGGAAGCGATCCGCAAGAAGCGCTGGGAAGCTGCCGGGGCTGCATTGGCAGCCGGCTCCGGAGAAATGGGCGACGGTGATGAGGCGTGAATCCGGGACCATCCGACCGGCTTGCATTTCTGATCGAGTATCTCGATCTGGCGGAGGCCACCGGCGAATCTGACGCCACGTGGCAGCGCTTCCAGGTCGCGGACCTTACCAATTCATCCCTTCTGGCCATCGACCGGAAAGCACGTCAGGTCGGCTGGTCCTGGACGGCGGCCGCCGAGGCTGTAGCCGAGGGCATCCTGATCAAGCGGCATACAGCGATCTTCGTCTCGATCAACCAGGATGAGGCGAAGGAGAAGGTACGCTACGCCAGGCAGATCGTCGAGGCACTTGACTCGGAAGTGCGGCCGCGTCTCGTGAGTGACAACGCCACGGATCTTGAGTTTGCCAACGGCAGCCGATTGATCAGCCATCCATGCCGGCCGGTCCGGGGAAAGGCGAAGGCGACGGTCTACTTGGACGAGTTCGCCCACTATCCCAAGGACCGAGAGATCTACGCGGCAGCGTTGCCGGTGACTACGCGTGGCGGTCGCATGCGGATCGGGAGTTCGCCCCTCGGCGCCAGTGGGCTCTTCTGGGAGATCTTCTCGGAGAAGACGCGCCGCTATCCGGGCTATCGTCGGCATTCGATCCCCTGGTGGGAGGTGGACGGCCTGTGCAAGGACGTCCAAGCGGCTCTTCAAAAGGCGCCGAAGATGCTGACCGAAGAGCGCGTGCACTGGTTCGGAACGGAGCGGCTGGCGACCATCTTCGAGAACATGCCGACGGACGACTTTGGCCAGGAATACGAGCTGGCCGAAGTGGATGAACAAGTCGCCTGGATCACCTGGGAGGAGATCAAGCATAACCAGGAGATGGCCCAGGCCGAGAAACTCTGGTATCGGCACGCTGATTCCGTAGAAACGGCACTGCGGCTGATCGATGAGGCAGCTGAAGCTTCCAGGGTTGGAGCCATTGAGGCAGCCTTTGCCGGTGGCATGGACATCGGCCGAAGGAAAGACCTGACGGAGTTGGCATTTGTAGGCAAGGGAACGACGTCGCAGCTTCCCTGTCGATTGGCGATCAGCCTGGCAAAGGTGCCCTTCGATGATCAACGTGCCGTGGCGACGAAGGCATTGGAGATCTTGCCGGTCACGAGCTTCCTCATCGATCAGAACGGCATCGGCATGCAGATCGCGGAGGAGCTGACTAAGGCCTTCCCGGGCCGGGCGGCAGGGGTGGATTTCACAAATGCGACCAAGGAACTGTGGGCTGTCGAGCTCAAGGTCCGGATGCAACGAGGTGAGGTTCCGATCCCTCTGGAACGTGAGCTGAGCTACCAGATCCACAGCATCAAGCGCAAGGTGACGATGGCCAAGAACACCGTGTTCGATACCGAGGGCAACGAGAAGCACCACGCCGATAAGTTCTGGGCGCTGGCGCTGGCCGTCTGGGCAGCCAAATCCCCGGATCAAACGGAGCTGAGCGTCCGATGGCTCCGCTGAGCCTGCGCGCGCGCGTCGGCCGGTGGCTGCTCAAGGCGGCCGGCAACCTGATTCTCATCCCGAGCTGGTCCCGCCGCGGCTTCATGCGCCCGACCTACCAGGCACTGGCTCAGGGCGGCTACCGCGGGAACGGTGCCGTCTACGCGTGCATCTCGACATTGGCCTTTTCGTTCCCTGAGCCGCCGCTCCTCGTGTGGGACCAGACGGACGCGGGCCGGGCCCCGCTCTACGATCACGCGCTGACTGCTCTGCTTCGCAACCCGAATCCCTTTATGAGCGGTTCGGAGCTCCTGCAATACACGATTGTGTACCAAGCCATCGGCGGCACCGCCTACTGGTACAAGGTGCGCTCCTCGGCCAAACGAGTTGTGCAGCTCTGGCCTGTGCATGCGGGACAGATGACGCCTGTCGCCGGCGAGATGTCCCTGGTCGATCACTACGAGTTCGACAACGGCGCGGGAGGGAAGGTAATCCTCCCGGAAGAGGACGTCGTGCGGTTCCCCTGGCTGCCGGATCCTCTCCAGCCGCAGCAGGGACTTGCGCCGCTGGTCGCCGTGGCCCGCGAAGTCGACACGGATAACGAGGCCACGTCCTATCTCTTCGCCCTCCTGAAGAATGATGCTATGCCGCGGCTGGCGCTGGTCGTGCCGGCGGAACGGCAACCGCTGACAGATGAGCAATTCGACAGGCTCCAGGGGCAGTGGAAAGAGGAGCATGGGGGCGATGAACGCGGCGGCGTGGCCGTCCTCGAGGGCGGCCTGGATATCAAGCAGCTCGCGACCAATCTGAAGGATCTCGAATTCAACGTGCTTCGGCACGTGCCCGAGGCCCGGATCTGCGCGGCCTTCCGCGTGCCTCCTGTCATCGCCGGCCTGAACGTGGGCCTGGAGCAGATGACCTACAACAACGTCGAGGGGATGACACTCCAGTTCACCGAGAGAACGCTCGTGCCGTTGTGGCGATCGGTGGGCGACAAGGCCTCCCAGGATCTGCTGCCCGAGTTCGGCGAACCGGGGAAGAAGATCGTCGCATTCGATACCGATAAGGTCGTCGCCCTGGCTCAGAAGAACGAGACGAAACGCGCCTGGGCCCTGCCCGCGCTCTCGGCCGGGGCAATCTTGGTCAACGAATTTCGCGCCGTCATGGGCCTGCCGCGGGATGCGAATGGCGATGTCTATCTGCGCAGCCTGGTGATGAACGAGTCGCCGGCGAGGATCGAAGGGGCTGGCGGCAAAGTGAAGGCCGCGCCGACGACGTCATCGGGCGGCATGGAGCACAAGCGAGCCACGCCCGCGGAGATCCGCCGGGTTGCCGGCGTCATCGCGGCGCAGCGGGCGATCCGGGAGAAGACGGCGCGCAGCATGGAGACAGCCCTCGAGAAGTACTTTGCGGGCCTGGCCGATCGGGTCATCGAGCGGGCGAAGGCAGGAGCGGGACCATCCGCTCGAAAGCAGGGCCTGCCGGATGCTGGCGATCTCATCACGGGGGAGGACGGCGACGAGCTCGCCAATCTCCTGACCGGTTACTTCACTGAGCTCCTCAAGGCGACCTGGCCGATCCTGGATCGAGAGCTGGATGTCGAGATCGCCTTCGACCTGGCCGACCCCGCCGTGGCCAGGGTGCTGCAGACGGCCGGGGCGCGGGTAAAGGAGATCAACGATACAATGCTGGAGAATATCCGCGTGCTTCTCGAGCAGGGTCACGACGCGGGCTGGAGCATCGACCATATCGTGCGCGGCGATCCCGACGCAGGCATCCCCGGCCTGCGCGACGTGGTCGAGGAATCCTACAAAGACCGAGCCCGGACGATTGCTAGGACCGAGCTCGGGACGGCGCAGAATCTCGGGACGGCAGGACGCTACGAGGACGCCGGTGTCACCCAGGTCGTAATCTTCGACAATGGTGCTGGCGACGAAGATGAACCCTGCGTCGAGGCAAATGGCGCGATCTGGACGCTCGAGGAGTTTCATGCGAATCCTATTCAACACCCGAATTGCGTCCGCGCGGCGGGCGCGTCCTTCGGCGAGGCCTCGGCCAGACCGCGGATCTATGGAGCGAATGACATGTCGACGCGGGAGTTGAAGGCCGCGGTACTGGCCCTCGAGGATGCAGCGAAGGCCTTGAGAACAGCGCAAGTCCAGGTCGCTGCACCTACTCCGGGCCCAGGCATCGAAATCAAAGCCGACAACATGACCATCGAGCAGCGGCCGGAGATCAAGAACGAGATCACGGCACCTGCGCCGGACATGCAGCCCGTGGCGGATGCGATTGAACGGGCGATTGAACGGATCGGGAAGGCCATCGGAGACACGCCAGCGCCGGTCATCTCCGTCCCCGCGCCGACCATTGAGGTGACCAATGTTGTGGAGCCGACGCCGATCACCATCGAGAACGTGATCGACATCCCCGTGCCCAAGCGCATCCGTGGCTCGAAGCGGATCAGGCGCGGGCGGGACGGCATAGCCACGGGCGTGGATGAGGAATCCGAGATCGAATACTAGGGGCAAGGAGGGCCTGACATGGCCACGGGAAAAGACTTGACGAAGATGAACGAGGGCGAACTGGCCGAATTGCGGATCGCGCTGGACGAGAAACTCCAGCAGATCCGCCAGCAGAAAGGCGACATCCAGCGGGAACTCGACCGCCGGGCCGCGCAACAGCCGAGATCGGACGCCGATCACACCATCGGCGTGGGAGCGTGAGGCATGGCGAATTCACTTTTCAACCCCGGACGCGAGGGTTTCCTGATCGGCGAGATCGACTATGACACGGACGACATCCGGGTCATGCTCGTCCGCTCGACCTACAGTTTCGACGCGACCGACAAGTTCATTACGGATATCGGCGCGGTCGACAACGGTCGGACGGCGGCCCTGGCGGGGAAGACTGGGACGGACGGCATTGCCGACGCGACCAATACCTCGCTTGTGGCGACGGCTGCCGTGGCCTGCAATGCGCTGATCCTGTTCAAGCACACCGGAGCCGATGCGACCGCCAGACTGATCGGCTACATCGACACGGTCGCGAGTGGCTTGCCTTTGACGCCAGCGGCCGGCGGAACGGTGGACATCAACTTCGATGATGGTGCCAATAAGATCTTCAAACTATAACAGCGCGCTTGGGAGGCTCTGATGCCCGATCTATGGATGGATGTGGACGCGGCCCTGGCCGAGGTCCCAGTCAATGCGTTCCCATTGATTGACGACACCGACTTCAAGAGCATCGAGACGGGTATTGTCTATAACCAGGCTGGCCTCGTTCTCGTCTGGAACTTTGTCACTCCGGCGGGCGCATTCACGCAAACCGCGGTAACTCCGACGGATACAGGCGGGGATTACGACTGGATCAATCAGGGAAACGCAAAGTACACCATCGAGATGCCAGCCTCGGGCGGGGCCTCGATCAACAACAACACCGAAGGCGTCGGCTGGTTTGAGGGTAGGGCGACAGGCGTCCTGCCTTGGCGCAGCCTGTCCATCGGCTTCCGGGCAGCTGGGCTAAACGATTTACTCATTGAGAGCGCCTTCGTGGCAACGCGCGGCCTGGCAGGAACTGCCCTTCCAGCTGCGGCCGCGGATGCAGCGGGTGGGCTACCGATCAGCGATGCGGGCGGGCTCGATCTCGATGTCCGCCTCGATGCCGCGATCACCAGTCGTATGGCAACCTACACACAGCCGACAGGTTTCTTGGCAGCAACGTTCCCGTCAGATCCTGCCGATCAGTCACTTGTCATCGCCGCGACGGATGCCATTATCGCGGATACGAACGACATCCAAAGCCGACTACCAGCCGCGCTGGTCGGCGGGCGAATGTCCTCCGATGTGGGATCGGTGAGTGGAGATGCGACCGCCGCCGATACGCTGGAGCTATTCATCGAAGCTCTGAACCAAGTCACCGGGCAAATCGACAACGGCACATTACACGATGAGATGAATACCTACCAGGGCCGCACAGAATTACTGGACGACGACGGTAGCGGCAATGATCGCTATGCCCATTCCTGGATAAGGAACGGCGAGCTTCTTGCCTCGGGCATCACGTCTCCGACCATCCAGGTGATCAAGGCGGCGGATGCAACCGATCTGGTCGCACTAACTGCCATGACCGAGATCGGCGCGTTGGGCCATTTCCGATACAACGAGCCAACCAATCGAATTGTAGACGGTGCGCTCTATCTGATTCTCTGCCGGGCTACCATTGACGGGGTGACTCGGATCTGGCCCACCTGGATTGGGAGGGACAGCAGCGCATGAGATTCAAGCGTAGAGAGAGCGGGCTCCTCGCCCCCGAAGAAGGCCTCTCCATGCCGAGGCTCAACCTGCGCGGGGTCGAGCGCGTCGACCCCGCGAGCATGGGGACGCTGGTGGGCGCGCAACCGCCGCCGACTCAGACCTATATCGAGAAGGTTCTCTCCTATTCTCCCCTTGCGTATTGGCCACTCAACGAGACTTCTGGAACGGTAGCTGATAATGCTGAGGGTACGGCATCTATGGATGGGGCATATCTCAATACGCCGACCCTGAACCAAGCTGGAATTGGAGATGGGGAAGGCGCACCGCTCTTTGCCCCGGTCTCTGTCGAGAACGTCAACATCTACTCCGCTGCCTTACGCGACGCTTGGGATTTCAATTCTGGAACTGTGCAAATCTGGGCAAGAGTGCGCGCCGCGAGTGTCTGGAGCGACAGCACCTATCGCTGTTTCCTGACATTCGGTGACTACAGCACTGAGTATGTTCAAATCGGCAAGACAAACGCTGCGAACACACTGCGGCTCTTCTATTATGCAGATGCGACTGCCGACAGTGTCACCACGACGCTCAGCACGACGGATTGGTTCCATTTGGCGATGACCTGGGACCTGACAGCCGATGAACTGAAGTTTTTCGTGAATGGTTCCCAGGTCGGGTCTACTCAGACTGGATTGGGAGTGTGGAATGCGGCTTTTACAACGAGTGGTTGCCGGATAGCGGCGGCTGGTCCGAACTCGTGGGATCAACTTTGGGACGGCTATGCAGCTCATCCCGCGGTCTTTACTTCGGTTCTGTCCGATCCTAATATCGCTGATTTGGCGACACTCGGATGACAACTTATTATGTTGACGCCACGACGGGCAGTGATTCCGATAGCGGTCTGACCGAAGCTCTGGCCTGGCAGACACTCTCTAAGGTTGAATCATTCGATGCCGATCCCGGCTTTGCCGCTGGAGATTCCGTCCTATTCAAGCGCGGCGAAAGTTGGGCTGGTCCTGGAACAGACAATAGCATCACTCTCACAATTGCCAGCGACGGTACATCACAGAATCGCATCACTCTAGGTGCATATGGATCTGGTGACGATCCAACATTTTCAAACGCAACTGGCAATCTCGCTCGGATTATCCGCCTGGCTGGAGACTACATAACAATCGATGGCCTAAAATTACAGAACTGCAATGAATCAGGCATATACATACCATTCAACACGACTGGACACATTGTTCAGAACTGTGAGATCACTGGCGTTGGTATTGGGATCTATATGTATGGAACTGGTGGTCTTGCAACCAGCAATTATATTCACGATCTTGAGATGGTCTACGAGCATGAAACGGAGGGTTATGGAGCCGTAGGGATTTGGTTCTTCGCATCAGGTAATGAGGCATCCTATAACACCTTGATAAACTGCACGGCCATAGATAGCGTTTCTGGGAATCCAGATGGCCGGGCCTTTGAGTGGTATGCGGCGAGCAGCGTCAGTGTTGATGGTTGTCATATCCATCACAATTTCTGTAGAAACACGAATGGCTTCTGGGAAGTTGGATCAGATGGTACTGCAAGTATTCAGAACACGCTTTTTCACCACAATGTTCTGATTGAGGGGACTGACGAGGCCGCAGTAATGGGGTGGATAGGTAATCTTGGAAGTACAAGTTTCTCATCGTGGCAGGTACATCACAATACGGCCATTATTTCTGAGCCCGGAGACAACGGTTGGGTTGTGATTGGTTTCGCTACCAATCCTGGATCGGCATTCGAATTGCGAAATAACCTCATAGTGGCAGATGGACTTACGAACATCTCCAATTATGGAACCTTTATTCACACGCATAATCTTTATGATCTGCGCGATGGGACAACGGTAGGCTTCACGTTGGATGGAACAGAAATTGACGGGGACGCAGAATTCGTGAATGAAACGGCCGAAAATCTTCATTTGGGCTCTGGAAGCGCGGCTATCGAGGCCGGTATGAATTTAGGGTATCTGGTCGATTATGATGGAATCCCGCTTGGCCGCGGCACGAATCCCGACCTCGGAGCCTTTGAGACCCTGAAGGGCGGTCCTCGGGGCCTATGAGCCGGACCAATGCCGCCTTCCTTTTGCTTACTGGGAGGTATTTTTGGTTTAAAGAAGCGGGAGCGCAGACCATCGATGGCGTCGGCAATCTCGCGTCCAGCGAAGCCTGGGGATCTCCATCGGTCATTGATAACCTCAACGGGGTCGGCAACATCCCCTCTGGTGAGGCTTGGGGACAACTAGCCGCGCTGACCACAATCAACGGGATCGGCGACATTGCAACGGCAGAGACCTGGGGATCGCCTGCCGCGATCGCGCTATTAGATAGCGCAGGCGCAACCGCATCCGTGGAAGCCTGGGGGCAACCGACCACCGTCGTGATGCTGGCAGGAGTCGGTGATATCCCCAGCGCGGGATCCTGGGGAGGTCCGGCGGCGATCTCGGGTCTAGCCACAAATGCCATCAGCTCAGCCGAAGCATGGGGAACGCCCGATGCCGTTGTCGTCCTCGGGAGCGTAGGGAATGTTCCATCCGCTGAAACCTGGGGCCAGCAATCCGTAGTGACTTTGGTTTCCACAGCCGGCAGGATGCGGAGGAATGCCGCGCTCCTGCTGATTCTTGGGAGACCCTTCTGGCCGAAGACGGGCATCGGCCAAACCATCAGTGGTGCTGGCAACATCGCCTCAGGCGAAGCGTGGGGCCAACCAATCACCGTCCTGGTCGCCAATCCAACAAGCATCGCGTCGGCCGAAGACTGGGGCGAACCGACCGTCGTCGAAGTTGTCGTTATCGATGGCGTTGGGAACATCGCCAGCGCCGAGGCATGGGGTGATCCAAGCGCAAGCATTGTCCTGGCGGCATCCAGTATAGCCTCGGCGGAGGCATGGGGATCGCCAGCAACAGTAATCATTCTGGCCGGGGCCGGAAACATTGCCTCAGGCGAAGCCTGGGGAGGCCCGGCGGCCGTCGTTGCGCCAGCCGGTGTGGGGGCGATTGCTAGTGCCGAAGCGTGGGGTTCACTGGACGCGGTGCCGAGCCTCGACGGGGTCGGCGACATTGCTTCGGGCGAACTCTGGGGCCAGCCCACGGTCACCGACTTCATCGATGGCGTCGGTGCGATTGCCAGTGCGGAAGCCTGGGGCGTGGCGGCGCTTGCGATCACTCTTGATGGAATCGGCATCATTTCGGCTGAAGCCTGGGGCGAGCCGACTGTCACGGAAGGCTATCAAATCGATGGTGTCGGCGACATTGCTTCCGCGGAGATCTGGGGCACTCCCACGATTGGAGAGGCCCCGATAGTGCCAACCAGCGGCGCCGGCTCACCGCTAGCCTTCCGGCGGCGGGTGGAAGCCGAAGCCGAACGCCGATTGCGGATCGAGCAGGAGGCCGAGGAGCTACTGCTGATCCTGTAGTCCCACCGATGGGCGGCTAAGAATGGCGCAGGGCACCTGTGCTAGTGTGTGACGGAGATGGGCGTGGAACATAAGAGCTTTCCGCTTCTCCTGAAGCAGATCGAAGATCGCACGGTCAAGCAGATCTTCGCCGTCATGGGCGTTGTCGATGACGGCGGTGACCGCATCTGGCTGGGCGCGTTCGCCAAGACACTCGCCGAGCGGATGGATCGCATCAAGGTTCTCTGGCAGCACGATCGATGGGAACCTCCCATCGGCGTGCCAACCGTCCTCAAGGAGATCAGCAAGGCCGAACTGCCCGCAGAGTTGGTCTCTCGTTATCCCGAAGCAAACGGTGCTCTGTACGGGGAGATGAGGTATCTTCCCACGCCTCGAGGCGAAGAGATCCTGATCGGTATTCGCGAGGGCGCAATCACGGAGAACAGTTTCTCGTATGACGAGGTCAAGGCGGACAAAGAACCGGCGGAAGGCGACGCCATGCAGATCCGCAATCTGCGCGAGATCCGGCTGTGGGATGTGAGCCCGGTCAACTGGGGGATGAATGAGGCCACAACCAATCTCAAGGTTGCCCTTCCCTACAAGGACACCGGCACCGCCGATGAGGGCGTGGCCTGGGAAGGCCCGACGCTGGACGGGTTCACGGCCGATGCGTGGGAAGAGATCACGGCGTCGGATAAGCGCCGGATTGCGAATCACTTTGCGTGGGCTGGCTCGATGCCGCCGGAGACCTACGGCGATCTGAAGCTACCGCACCACAAGGCCTCGAAGGATGGCGTCGGTCCCGCGGTCTGGCGCGGCGTTGCCGCTGCGATGGGCCGCCTCCTGCAAGCCGGAACCGACGTTCCTGATGGCGATCGCCGGGGCGTCTATGATCACCTGGCCTCGCACTACAAGCAGTTCGATAAAGAGCCGCCGGACTTCAAGATGGTCCAGGCACTCTATTTCGTCGGGAAGGCCAGGCCGCTCCTGGCCGAACTGAAAGACGGCCGCGGATTTCCTGCGGCCAACGTCGAGCGCGTGAAGAGCACGCTCGACTCAATGCAAGGCGCACTGATCACGCTGGAACAGCTCCTGGCAGCCGCTGAGCCGCCCATCACAGGGCACTCCGCACTTCCGGTCGAGACGATCCGGCGCCGCATGCGAGTAGCCGAGATGGCCATCGCGCTGCGCACTCGATAAGATGGACGGAGGTTCGACATGAAGGCAAAGATCAAGGCACTGTACGAGGCGGCTGCCGCGCTGCACGTGAAGGCGCAGGCGATCCTCACCGAGTTCGATGGCAAGGAGATGCCGGCCGAGAAGCAGACTGAGCTCGATGGCCTGCTCGATGGCGTGGAAGCGAAGATGGCCGAGGCCAAGCGCCTCGAGCGCACCCAAGCCGCCGATGAATACCTGAACGATCCGACGGGCGTGCCGGCGGGCTTCTTCAAGGGTGCAGACGGTGGCCCGTCCGCGAAGGCTCCCTTCAAGAGCCTGGGCGAACAGCTCGTCGCCGTCCGAGATCTGGCGACTGGCAAGGGACGCGACGAGCGTCTCTTCGAAGTCAAGGCCCTCGGGATGAACGAGGAGATCGGGTCGGAGGGCGGCTTCCTGCTCCAGCCGACCTTCGGTACGGAGATCTGGAACCGTGCCTATGAGGTCGGCGCATTCGCCTCGCGTGCGAACCGCCGGCCGATCGGGGCGGGGTCAAACTCGCTCACGATCAACGCGGTCGACGAGACCTCCCGGGCGACCGGCTCCCGCTACGGCGGGCTGCAGGCCTACTGGGTGGCGCCGGGCGCGCAGGCGACGCCGACCAAGCCGAAGTTCCGCCAGATCGAGCTGCGGTTGAAGAAGCTCATGTGCATTTACTACGCCACCGACGAGGAGCTGGCGGATGTCGCGGCCCTCGAGAGCAACGTCGGCGACTGGGTGGCGGAAGAAATCGCCTGGATGGTCGACGAGGGGATCTACACCGGCTCTGGTGCCGGCATGCCTCTCGGCGTCATGAACTCTTCCTCGCTCGTGACCATCGCCAAGGAGGCAGGTCAGGGGGCAGCGACCGTCGTCTCCGAGAACATCTCCAAGATGTGGGCGCGGATGTGGGCCAGGTCGCGCCCCAACGCGGTCTGGTTCATCAACCAGGACGTCGAGCCGCAGTTGGACGCGATGGGCCTGACGGTGGGCCTGGGCGGCGTCCCGACCTACATGCCGCCCGGTGGTCTGGCCGATGCACCTTATGGGCGCCTGAAGGGTCGCCCTGTGGTCATCGTCGAGAACTGCGCCACGATCGGCTCGGTCGGCGACGTCCTTCTGGCCGACCTCTCGCAGTACTTCCTGGCCGACAAGGGCGGGATCGAGGCGGCCAGCTCCATCCACGTGCAATTCCTGACCGACGAGACTGCTTTCCGGTTCACCTTCCGGGTGGACGGCCAACCGGCCTGGAGCGCAGCCCTGGTGCCGGCGAAGGGCTCCAATAGCCTGTCGCCTTTCGTCACATTGGCCGTCCGGTCGTAACCGGGCGAAGGAGAAAAACGACATGTCTGCTTTCCCCTTCCTTCCTGAGCAGTACAAGATCGTCAACTGCCTCGCTCCGGCAGCCGACGCGGGCGGACGCACAGGCGCGTTCGTCTCGCTCAAGAACGTCCACATGGCCTACGTGGTGTTCCACATCACGCAGGGTAACGCCGCGACCATCGCCCTGTCGATCAACCAGGCCACGACCGTCGCCGGCGCAGGCTCGACGCCCATCACGGTGGCGGTGCCGATCTGGGTCGACCTCGACACGGCTGCATCGGATGCCTTCGCCCGCGCTACGGCAGCGGTGAATTACACAACCGACGCCGGGGTGAAACTGAAGTTCGTCGTCTTCCAGATCGACCCGGCAACCCTGAACGTGGCGGGCGGGTTCGACTGCATCGCCGGGATCACCGGCGCGTCGAACGCGGCCAACATCACCGCGGCCGAGTTCTTCCTGCTCGAGCGATACGCGCAGGCTGTCCCGCCGTCGGCGATCGTGGATTGATCCTGAAACGACAAAGGCGGGCGCCCTTGGAAACGGGGGCGCCCGCAGAGAGTGAAGACACATGCCTGCACCGTTCAATCCATCGAGTATTGACGCCTACCAAGCGATCATGCAGGGGATTCGCGTCACACGTCCGACGGCCATCGTTCCGGCCTCGGGCGTGTCCCACAGCCTGTTCCAGAACTCGGGACCGGTTCTGCTGACTGGCCTGATCGGGCGCGCAACCGCCGCCGCAGACGCCAACGCCGAGCTGATCAAAGTCTTCATCGGCGCGGCTGGAACAACGGACATCTCTGCGGTCAGCACCACGGTTGCCACGATGGTCGTCGGCTCCCTGTTCTATATCACGGGCGTCTTCGCCACGGCCCTGGCCATTGTGGTGGGCACGATCCCGGTGACCCAAGCGACGTTCCGGGCTACCCCGATGATCAACTCGATCATCTGGCCGGGCTCGACCCTTCCCTTGGGGATCGTCGGCTCTGTAGCAAGCAACCTGACGCTTTCGGTCGAGTGGCACTGCTTCTATGTGCCGCTCGTCCCGGGCGCGACCGTTGCCGCCCTCTAACCGCGAGAGGGAGGGGAAACCCTCCCTCTCTTTGAGGTGAACCATGCCACTTCGTGGCCCGCGTGGTGTCGACCTTCTCCAAGGCGAAGCGATCGTACTCTTCGCTTCCGCGGCCCGTGGCGCGTCGGCGGGCACGAATGGGACGCCAGTCGCCTATCAGGGCGAACGCTCGCGCATCATCGTGCTTCTCAATGTGACGGCCCTCGCCACGGACGTCACCGATACTTTCGATTGCTACCTCGATGTTTCCCCAGACGACGGGATAACCTGGATCAACGCAGTTCATTTCCCGCAAATCCTGGGGGACGGCGCGGCCGCTAAGCACGTCGCTGTGCTTGACCCATCTGCCCCGGGGACGGCGACGATCCCTGTAACTTCGGATGCCGCAGTCAGCACAGTGCGTCCAGCTCTGTTCGGGTCGCAAATTCGCGGACGGTATGTCATCGTCGACCCCGGAGCAGGCGTGGCATCCTTCACCTTCGCGCTGACCGCTTACGCGATGGGAGGCCCTTGGGGCTAAATGGCCAGCCTGGTAACGCCAGCCGATGTGAAAGTCCTAGTCAAGACCGCGCTCACGGATCCCGAGCTGCAGGCGATCGTCGACCAGGAAGAGGCGGAGGTCATCCGCCACTTTGGTGCGCACTACGTCGACGCTGCCCAGGAGATCACCGAAACGATCCCCGGCGGCAAGAAGAGCCTGTGGCTGCGCCGGCGGGTCGTGTCCGTCAGCCAGATCATTGAGGACACGATCACCCTCACATCGGGCGAGTATCGTGTGTGGCCTGACCAGGGCCGCGTCACCCGGCTCAACGGGGTATCGGCCTGGCTTGCGGGCGAGGATACGAACGTTCCCGCGAAATGGGGCGAGGTGATCCAGATCAAGTACAAGCCGGCTGATGACAACGCGCAGCGCAAGCCGGTGGTCGTCGAGCTCGTGCGCACGGCGCTGGAGCGCACGTCGATGGCGTCGGAGAACTTCGCCGGCGAGTACAACTACCAGGCGCCCTCTTCCTGGGAGGCCAGGCGAGGCGAGATCCTGCAGCGGCTGAGCCTCGGCCGCGTCTAGGAGGACACATCAATGGCGACACTCACGGTTCAACAGATCGCCAAGACTGGATTGGTTTACGCCCTGACCGCGGCGGCCGGCGGCGGCGATGCCTTCCTGAATGAGGGCGTCCGTACTTTCTTCCACGTGAAGAATGCCGACGGCACTGCGACCACCGTGACCTTCGTCACCCAGAAGACGGTCGAGGGCCTGGCCGTAGCCGATCTGGCCGTATCGGTGACGAATGGGACGGAACAGCTCGTCGGGCCTTTTCCGGCCGACGTCTACAACGACGCCAACGGCCTGGTCCAGGTCACCTATTCCAAGGTGACGTCGCTGACTGTGAATCCGTTCAGGCTCTAGATGGAATGGGCATCGAGAGCGGTTTCATCCATCGCTGCAAGATCGAGCGTGCGACGATCACGCAGGATGCCTACCGGCAGAAGCACGAGGAGTGGTCGGAGCGTTTCACGAATGTCCCTTGCCGGCTCGTGGAAAAGACCCGCACGATCGTTTCCACCGAAACGGTCGGTGTGATCACGGTGACGACATCGAAGCTCCTGATGCCGGCAGGGCTGGACGTGCGGATCGGGGATCGGATCGGCGAGATCACCCTGGAGACGGGCGAGGTGTTGCCAAAGTCTTTCCGGATCACGAACCTGGTGGCCGTGCGCGGCCGGGCTGTCCATCATCGATCGGCGGTCCTCGAGGAGGTCAGTTGATGAGCAATCACGCGCTCATGCTACAAATCTCGGGCGAGAAGTTCGAAGAGCTCAACCGGATGGCGAGCGAGAAAGGCTTCGTCTCGGTCGAGGCCTATCTGATGTTCGTCGCCACCGAGGAACACAAGAAGCACGAGCCGAGTGAAGAGGTAATCTCGAAACGCAAGGCCGCCATTCACAAGAGCGACATGGAGACGCAGAGCAAGGTGGACAGTGGTCGTCAAGGCGCTTGACTGGCGCGGCGCACAGGTTGTCAAAGAGGTCGAGGCTGCAGCCGTCGACGCGCTGCAGGAGTTCGGTCTGCGCCTTGAGACTGCGGCGAAGAGCGAGCTCTACAAGGGACACGGCGTGCTCACGGGAACGCTCCGCCGGTCGATCCACACGGGCAGCCCCGATTACAACTGGGGGGCGGACGATGAGGCGCCTTCGGAAAGCACGAGCTCTCGTGGTGGACAGGAGCCGGACGTCAAACGGGGCGGCGGGCGCCTGGCTATTGAGACCGGCTCAGGCCTGGAATACGCGATGGCCGTCCACCAGGGCCACGGTTCGTTCGGCGGTTATCACTTTATGACCAATGCCTTCGACCGGATCAAGGATCAATTCGTGAAGATCCTGGTGCGCAAGGTCAAGGGACGGCTCAAATGATCGACGCCGTCGAAGCCCTGATCGCCCTAGCCCTCACGGATCCGGGTTTGCAGGAACAGGTCGGCGATCGGGTCGCGCTGCGCCAGAAGTTCGGCAAGGAGCCAGGCGATTGGCCGGCGGCCAGCAAGGCGCTGACCTTGCGTTGGGACGGTGGCGAGCCGGATCTCTACATCGAGGTGCAGAACCCCCGTGTCGAGGTTCGATGCTACGGCCAGACGTTCTATGAGGCCGGCCAGGTCTATCGAGCTCTTGTGGCCTGGACGAGGGCCCTTGACCGCCGAGCGGTCCAAACCAGTCAGGGCCAGGCGCTCGTGTTCTTCGCCCTGATGGGCTCGGCCCCATCGATGTTCGTGGATCCGGATACCAGCGGCGAGGTGATGCTGGCGTTCCTGGAATGTTCCGTGGCGGAACCAGCCATCGACTAAGGTAAGCAGGAGGAAATCATGGCGAATCTCAAACCTTTCGAGCAACTCACCGGGACGCTTGTGGCCTACATCGCCCCAGCGGTCGAGGCCGAGCCTGTTGTGAACGTGACGCCCGCCGGTAACTGGCTCGTCTTGGGTGCGACCGACGGCGACCAGAAGATCAAGCACGGCGGCGATGTCGAGCTCCTCCGGGACAACGATCATCCCGGCCCGGTCAAGGCCGTGCGCGCCGAAGAGGATGTGGTCGTCAGTCTCACCCTGGTCGGTCTGACCCTCGAGAACTACGCCAAGGTGCTGAATAGCGTGGCGAATGTGGTCGTGGTCGGCGGGCCTCCCGCGACAAAGACGATCCCGCTCAAGAGGGGCTTCGTCCCGACCGAATACTCGCTGCTCCTCAAGGGTGCAGCTCTCTCGCCCTACGGTGCATTCCCGGGCCAGTACTACATCCCGCGCTGCGTCATGGGCGGCGAGCCCGAGCCAACCTGGGCAAAGGATGGGCGGCCGGGTCTGGACATCGAGGTTCACATCATCGAGGACAGCACCCAGGCAGCCGGCCTCGAAATGGGTTGGCTGAAGACTCAAACAAGCTGAGGTGAGTAATGCCCATCAAGGCGCTGCGCTTCCAGGATCTGCTTCCGGAGCGGGACGAGTTCGAGTTGGCCGACGGGACGAAGATCCTGTTCCGCTCACGCCTCGAGTTCGATGCGCGGGACGCGAATCGCTTGCAGTCTCTTTTGAAGGAAGCGCAACACGCCTCTACCCGGTTCGCCGCGAAACCATCCGATGAGAAAGCGGCCCGCCAGGTGGATGGAGCCATCGATGCGATCGTCCGCTTCATTCTGCCGGATATCCCCGAGGATGTGCTGAACGGGCTGAAGACAAGCCAAAAATCCGAGATTCTGTCATGGTGGACAGAGCGGGGAAAGGCCGGCCCGGGGGAAGCGGCAGCGGACCAACCGGCAGGCGCTTAGCCGAGCTGGTCCGGTTCTATGGCCTCGACCCGCGGAAGCTCGTCACCCTCCCCGATTGGCTGTTCGATCCCCTGGAGGAGCACATGATGGCAGTTCGGGCCCAAGAAATGGAGTGGGACCTGACCGTCGCCATGATGCCCTTTTCCGATCGCAGGGCCGCCCGGGGATTGAGCCGCAGGTTAGCGGCGTTGAGCCGTATCGGTTTTCCGCAAGATGGGCCGCCTGTCGAGATCCTGGAACACGATCCCGAGAAGGCGGCCGCGTGGTTCAGGGAGATGGGCGTGCAGGTCGTCGAACCCCCCCGCGTCTCGGGGGACACAGGCACTGAGGCTGAGGTGATCCAGTAATGGGCACGCTTGGAATCGCGACACTCGGAACGGCCGTCGACCTCAAAGGCTTGGCGAAGGGCATGGCCCAGGGCGAGGCCCAAACCAAGAGGCTCGTCGGTGGTTTAGACGTTTCGGTGTCGAAGATGGGGCTCGTTGCTGCCGGCGCCGTTACAGCGGTTGCCGCGGCCGTCGCCAAGATGGTGGACGAGACGGTCCAGTACGGCCAGGCCGTGACGGATCTCTCCCGAGCGACGGAGATGAGCGCCGAGGACTCTAGCCGACTCATCCAGGCCGCCGATGACGCTTTTGTTTCCCAAGAATCATTGACCACAGCGTTGAAGGTTGCGGTGCGTCAGGGCTTCCTTCCCACGATCGAGAACGTCAAGATCCTGGCGGATCAATACAACGCACTCAGCGATCCGATGGCGCGGAACGCTCTTCTTATCAAGACCTTCGGACGCAACGGCCTGGAGATGGGCAAGCTCCTGGAGATGGGAAGCGAGGGGATAAAGAAGGCGGCCGACGAGAGCGATCGGCTGGGTCTGACCCTGACCGGCCAGAACTTGAAAGACATCAAGGCGTACAAAGAGTCGGTGGACCTGCTCAACGATACGATGAATGGTCTCTGGACGACCATAAGCTTCAAGGTCATCCAGGCTATCAATGATCTCAGCGGAGCGAGCAAGAGGGGCGCATATTACCAAGAGCTAATGAGAAACGCGGTCGAAGGACACACGCTGGCGTGGCAAATCTTCCACAACCTCAAGATCAGCCAAGAGGCAGATCAGCGAGCTGGGGCTCTTGCCGCCGAATCTGACCGCCTGCAGGGGCAAGCGGATGCCTATGCTGCCCTTGCGGCTGATTTGGGAGCAGCGGGGGACGAGGCCAGCGACTCGATCCCAGAACTTCTTAGCTTCAACGAGGCCGTGAAGAAGATCGGCGAAACGCATATCGGTGTCGACTTCAGCCTCCCAGATCCAACGGAGACGTTCGCCAAACTCCAAGGATTTGTGGACGACACGGTATCCGGTCATGCCGCGGGCGGCAGGCTGTCGGCCATGATCGAGCTGGCGGTCAGTTCGGGCGCGCTGCCCCCAGAGACCGGGGCTGAATTGCAGCGTCAAGTCGGCCTCACGGATCTGGCCCTCCAATTCAAGGCGGAAGACATCGACGCGACCGCACTCACCGAGACGCTCAAAACGACCTATGGCATGAGCGCAGCGGATGCAGCAGCCTGGATCAAGACCGTTCAGGGAGAAACGACGGCCTCCCTGCAAGAGCAGATCGATAATCTGGGCGTCAAGATCGTGCAGACAGTCCAGAGCGCAACCCCACAGATCAAGGCGATGATGAACCCGATCACCGCGGCGGCTAACCTCTTCGACAAGACCTATCGGAACAGGAACATTACGGTCAACATCCACGAGATCACTACTCGAACCGTGATCTATGACTCTCCGGGTCGCCAGCACGGCGGCCCCGTGCGTGCCGGCATGAGGTACATTGTCGGCGAGGCCGGCCCCGAGGCATTTATCCCCGAGGGCAACGGAAGGATCGTGGACGCCAGACAGACGCAGAGCATGGTCAACAGCAATAATCGAGGCGGCTCCGTGAACATCGAGCAGCAGATTATCAACAACGGTCTCGACGATCGCGCGGCCCTCCTGCAGATCAAGCGGTTGGCGGGACTGTAGCTATGGGAACCCCCATCCACGAGATCTCGGACGGCACCACAACGGTCTCCTTCATCACGCCGAGCCCGATTGTGGCCCTGCCGAATGGCTTCGGCGAGACCTCCCTCACAGACGACAACCTCAACATGTTCGATCCGATCTCGGGCGGCAAGGTTGTCGAGAGCTACAAGCTCTCCATCCACGGATCCAGTCAGGACGCCGCGGCTACCCAGGCGAGGAATCTGGCGGCGCTATTGCGGAAAGCAGCCCGCTACGAAACGGATCCAAGCCAGCTAACGCCGGTTTGGATGAAGCAGCAAGGTTCCGAGGAGACAAACCCCCGCTACGCTCTGATCTACGGGGCCAAAGAAATGAGCTTGCCCCATCCGGCTGACCGGACCTTCCGGTTCCTCTCCTGGCTGCAGACGATGGGCCTGACGATCATTCGGGAGCACCCGTGGCGATCGGGAATCCCTGGCACGCTGCCGACGGCGATCACGCTGACGAAGACCGATGGGCCGGCGGATGGCCCCGAGATGGATGTTGGGAATGCGCGGTCGTCCCTCGCCTTGACTTATCTCTACAACTACGATGCATCCCTGACGGCGTTTTCGGCGAATC